ATTTTCTATATCACTTTTATCTACATTTATTTCATGTAGTTTTATACCAAATTCCTTTGCTGCTATTCTTGCATAAAATAAATCATCTTTACGTTCTTTCTTACTATTACGTTCTGGATTTATATTAACTACAAATGCCTCTATGTTTGAATTTATCTTAGATAAAATATAAGTAATAATAGTACTATCAATACCTCCACTTAAAATAGTACAAATAGGAACATCGGCAATCATTTCATCTTCAACTGCTTCCCATAATAATTTTTTAAATTCAGAGGCATAATATTCTAATCCTAAATCATCTTCTTTTTTTTCATAGTCTGAAAACTCCTCATCATTTCTAGGATAGTAACTTGTAGATAATTTATTGTTATACGGGACTGGTTTAAAATCAAACCAACGTGTTTCCTTTACACCACCTACCGAGTTATAAGTTAAAAGTGTTCCAGGTTCAACAATTTTTATTAATTCCTTATCTTTATATGTTGAATTAAATTTAGAGCCTTTATCAATATTGTAATATACCAAATCTTCAACAGATTGTGTTATTCCTTTTACTTCACTTGAAAATATAATTTCTTGTCCATTATGATAATAGTAAAGGGGTAATCTACCCATAAAATCCCTGCCCAATACTAGAAAATCTTCTTTCTTATCATAAAATGCAAAAGAAAACATACCCTCTAATTCATTCATTACAGATTCTAAGTTTTTAGAATTTTCTATAAGAAAATAAAGTAATAATTCCGAATCTGATTTTTCTGTTTTAAAATCATACTTAGAACGTAGTTGTTTATTGAATTTTTCAAATGTAGATTTCCATAATTCACCATTAAACGCTATGTAATATCTACCATCTGCAGATATTAATGGTTGATTGGCGTTCTCAGATAAATCTTGTATAGATAATCTATTATGAGAAAGTTTCATTCCATTCTTAAATGAAAATATAGTATTTCCATCAGTACCGCGATGCATCATAGAAATTAATCCATTTTTCATATCATCGTTGGTCTTAAAAAGATTTCCTCCTAAGATTCCACACATATGTTAAGATTTTTGTTTAAGTTCTATATCTCTTTCAATTGTAGTACTCATATGGTCTGCCCAATGAAGAATGTATTGAATATTGGTTTTTAGATACTTTGATACATCAAAAACTTTATAATATTTTATATTATCTTCATCATACATACCATCAGTAAGTTTGATTCCAAAGTATTCATTCTCTGTGTATGTTATACCATATTTTTGAAGTAAGAAGAATGTTCTATCTGTATGTGTTAAATAAGATAACTCCGTATTTCTTTTATACGTTTCACCTCTATTCTTAATATGCCAATCGCTATCATTGGTTAAATAATGTAGTTTACCCTTATCACCAAGTTTACCTAAATCATGATGGAAGGCTGCAAATAATAATTCTTCTTGGTCAAAATCTATAATACCACCAGCTTCTTTATATAGTTTCATCATACGAAGTGAATTTCTTGCAACATTCATAATGTGGTCAATATAACCACCTTCGTAAGCGTTATGATAATTTTTATTACCACTTGCTGGAGATAACATTAGGTTTGGTCCTAATTCATCCATTGAGTACATATGGAGTAATGTTTTTAATCGTTTTCCACTAAACGATGTATTTAGAGCTTTGAGAAACTTATTATAGTTTGCTTCGAGCTCTTCGTTTGAATAATTTTTCATGTAACTTATTTTATGTTTTAACTTTTTCTTTTTAATCTATTCTTTCAATCTCACAATTAACTTCACACATATTTTGATACATTGGATGTAATATTGAAAAATTCATTGCTGATTTTAATCCGTTACTTAATCCATAGTTCTTATCAACAAAATACACTTTTTTTGTACCTTCTTGGTTAGATAATTGTTTACTTAATTTTTTAGGAACTTGAGGGATTCCAATTACTGGTTTATCTTCTTCTTCGCCCTTCATAAATACTTTTATGCTCGCTGCCATTTATTATTTAATTTATTTATACAAATATACGAAATTATTTTCATATATCCTAATTATTTACTATATATTTTCATTTAAAGCATTTATATACGCCATTTCAGATTGAACTCCAGTGAATCTACTCACTTCTTCTCCATCTTTTTCAATGATTACAGTAGGTACAGACCGTACATAATACTTCTGTGCTACCTCATATTGAACTTCTATATCAATATCTTCAAAATTAACATTACTAAACTTACTCTTTACATTTTCCATTAAGGGGGTTAGTACCTTACAAGGGCCACACCAAGTTGCATAAAATTTCTTTACCTGTATCATTTTGTTTTTCTCTTTTTGTTAATTAATATTTGTTACTCTATCCATCACATGAAATGCAATCGGGATCGGTAGCTCTTTGTGCTATATCTCCTCTAAGTACCGATTCTGTTCTCATGTAATATAATGTCTTTATTCCTTGTTTCCAAGCTTCCATAGTTACTTGGTTAATCCACTTTGGAGAAACTACTGATGGAAATGCTAAGTTTAATGAAACTGATTGGTCAATGTATTGTTGTCTAATACCTGCTTGTTTAACCAAATCCAGTTGGTTTATTTCTTTGAATGTTCTAAATACATCTTTTACAGGATATATTTTTTCTCTGTCTCCATTCTTTATATCTGATTTAAGTGTTATTTTTCCATTTAAGTAACACCAGTCATCTAGTTCTGATAAATCTTGTACTGAACCCAAATCATTTAATATTTTATCCCATGTATCTTTATTATTGATACCAACTTTTCTTAGAACTTTTTCTAATTCACTATTTCTTCGAATGAATGTACCTTTTGCAGTTTGTTCAGTAAATACGTTTGCAGCCCATGGTTCAATACCAGGAGAAGCATTTCCACTCAATTTAGAGTTAGATACTGTTGGTGCAATTGCTCTTAAGTGAGTATTTCTGAATCCACTTTCTCTACACCAAAGCGGTTCACCATATTCTTCAGCCATATCTCTTGATGCTCTTTCTGATTCTATCTTTAACTGAGAAAAAATCTTACGAGTTTCAAATTGAGCTTCCATTCCTTCAAATGGAATACCTCGTTGTTGTAAATAAGTGTGCCATCCTAATACACCCAATCCTAATGCTCTACCTTTTTCAGCAGATGCAACAGAATGTTCAAATCCTTTCATATTCTTGGCCTTTTGGATGAATTCAGTAAGTACACCATCTAAAAATATTGTTGCAGTATATACTAAGTCAGTATCTTTCCATTCATCATATTTTGCTAAGTTTAATGAAGATAAACAACAAACAAATGAATGATTCTCATCAGTATGTAATGTAATTTCAGAACAAATATTAGTCATGTAAACTTTTAATCCGTTTTTCTTATATGCTTCTGGATTTGCTTTGTTAACATTACCTTTATACATAATATATGGTTCACCAGTTGCTTTACGTTTCTGAAGCAACTTACTCCATTTCCTACGAGCTTCTTCATTACCATCTTGAAGTTTTCTCATAAACTTATCACCTACTACCGCACATTGATGTAGATTTAGTGATTGTCTGTTTACATCACCTTTGGGTTCTCTGATTTCTAACCAATCCTCAAAATCAGCATGTTCAATATTTAAGTTTACCGATGCCGCTCCTCTTCGTACCGAACCTTGATTGGTTGCGAGTATCGTAGAATCGTATATCTTAGCGAATGGTATAACACCATCAGATGTTCCATTGCCTGTAATGAGTGAACCTGCAGGTCTAATTTGATTAATACCTACACCAACTCCACCACCATGTTTAGCTAATAACATCAATTCTAAATTTTTAGAACCAATATCAAAGATTGAATCAGCCACATCAATACCAAAACAAGAAATTGGTAAACCTCTATCAGTACCAGTATTTGATAATACAGGTGTAGCTAAATTTATCCATCCTTTCCAAATGTAATCAAAGAATTTTGATGCTAATTGAGGTTTGTTTAATCTCTGTGCTACTCGTGATGCAACTCTCCAATATGCATCTTTTGGTTTTTCACCAGCAAGTAAATATCCCTTAGATATTGTTTTAACATATATCTCAGTATTTCCCCATGATGGAAAATCCACATCTAACTCCCAATTTAATTCTTCTCCGTAATTTTTAGCCATTTTTTTTACTCTTAATTATATTATACTTAATTGCTCTTATCAATATATCTAATAAAATACCAGTAGGATTATTGGAATGTTTTATATCACTTCCAGAAAGTATTTTATGTTGTCTTTTGTGGTAATTTGTTTTCATTATAATAAATTCACCTGTGAAGAGTTTCCGTAGTTACCAAACAGTTCCTCATCTTTATTTATATCTACCAAGGCCTTGCCGCTTTGATAATCAATTGTTCCATTTTCATATTTTGTATTTAATAAACACAATGGTTCTGTGAATAAAAAGTTGGTATCTTTTACTAATTTAAAATTAACAGATGAATCATCATTTTTTATTTTACTCTCATATGAACGAAGTATATATGCCAAAACTTCTTTAGGTAATAATTGAGCTTTTTTAAACTTTATATTACACCAACCAGTCTTTCCTTTCCACTTTGGAAAAACTTGATCTCCTTTTTTTATATCTACCAAAGCAAACAATCCAATTCCATGAATTGAACTTTTTCTTTGATATGATTTAATACTCGTGTTTAAATAATCAAATGGTGTCATACCAAATTTTTAATCTCTTTTTTTATAAATTTACCATCAATAAAATAAGTCCAATTACAAGTATGACCTTTTTCAATTATCTTTGGATAATCTTTTCTATATTTTGAAGTTATTTTAAAATAATAAGAATGTGTTTCTTTAACATCTCTTATTAAGAAATAACTAAAAATTGATAATACACAATTTTCATTTGATATCATTTTTGCATATTTTTCAAATGATGAGTAATTAGGGTCATCGTATGTATCCAAAAAGATACCATCGAATTTAATTCCCTTTTTATTCAATTCAGGAATTACATCAACCCAATCTCCAAAATATATATGTACATTTTCTTTGTTTTCTGCCCATTTAAGAGCTTTTTGATAAATCTGCGGATTACATTCTATACAATGATAGTTTCCTACTTTGTTATAGATTGAATCTGCACTATATCCTAAACCAAATCCAACATCTAATGTTTTACCATTATTTTGTGTAACTATATTAGAATAAACCTCCATTAATTCTTTTGATAC